TTATTAATCTTTCAAATTCATCCATAAATTCTTCTATACGATTTATATTAATATATCGTATTTTAGATCTTACATCATTTTTTTCGTATTCTTTTTCTCTATATGTTGAAAACGCTAAATCACTTGATGCAACACCGCCTGTAATATGTAATGCATTTGCGACAGGTTTCCTTGCTCCGTCAAATTCTGAATAGTAATAGTATGGTGCATCAGCATAATTATAAACTCTAAATGTATTTACTAAATCACTACTCGTTCCACCTTTTACAGCTTCTTGAACTCCATTTGGTTCATGCATATTTCCTTGAAAAGCTCCTGTCACATCTTTTAAAATAAGTTGATGCATATCAGTATTCTTCTTAACTAATCTTCCAGTTGCACCTGTTGTTTGGCCAGTAATTGTTTCTCCTATTTTAAATTTTCCAGCTATACTATCGATCTGAGTACGGGCCTCCACTGGACCAATCATAGTTGGATTTACTTCAATCACTTTACCACTATATTCTTTATTAATATAATCATACAAAGCTTCTTGGCTCAATGGCCATGCTTTATAACCTTCATGTAAAAATTCATTTATAACAAAAAAAGTCCAATAAAAATCTGATCGACCATAAATATTATGAGATACAATATCTGGTCTTTCACCATTTTGTACATTGTAAGTACTATATCCAGTAAAACTATCTAAGAAAGTTTGCAAAGGTCGTACGGAACGAAAGATATCCACCATTTTGTTTATTGAACCAGACCGATTGAAATCGTACTCTATTTTTGGAAATTGTTTAAAATAACTCATTAAATCATTCCTCCGTCATAACCTTCTCCTTCCATCAGAGGATTTCCATACATATCATACTTTGGAATCGGGATGCCAAATATTGTCTGCTCAAAATAGACCTGATTTGGAGATGGAGCAACAGTTCTTTCTGTTGGTTTTTCTTCTGTTTTATTATTTTCCCTTTTAATTCTATTTAACTCTCCAAGACTAGTAGTAATAGCTGCTTCATCAGGATTTTCATCTTTCATGGCTTGATCGTTTGGTATAGGAGTGATTGAACCTCCTTTGCCATATAAATCTCTTCTCGTAAGCATTTTGCCTTCAGCAAACTCTAAGTTAATACTTATTTGTTGATACATTGAATCGTTCTCATTTACTTGTATAAATCCACCAGTTTGAGCACCATAGTTAGTTTGTAAAGCTGTTAAGTAGCAATCATAAAATACTGGAAAAAATTCTGAAGGATTTTCTCCAGATAAAAATTCAATCCTAAACATCGCAGGATATTTAACAGTATATCCTGAATCACCTGTAGGTTCAGCATACATTAATCTTCTAAATGTATTAATGATATCTCTAATTGACTCAGCTTCTTTTCTATTTCTTGGTGTCATTGAAAAATTTAGTGCTAACACTCTCATTGAATTACCTTGGAATGTCATTTCAGTCATAGGGTTAGATGCTACTCTGGCTTTAGATAATAGTTGGTCTCCAATTTTATCAAGCCCAGGAAAATTTTGAGCAGTTCTTATACCTAATACTAGTGCATCTTGAGCTGATACATCTCCACCTTGTTTTAAAAATTCTGCACCTTTAAAATCTGCTGTATCTAATCCTTCGTATGAAGCACCATCATTTAATTGTAATCCTGTTGGAATTGGTAAGCATATAGACCTAACAACAGAATCTAGATTATTATGATGGAATATAACATGTGGATGTGATATATCTTCTTTTAGTAAAGTTGGTAAATGACCAGGAAATACTAGTGCTATCTCGTTATTATTACTATTAACAAATTTGGGTGTTCTTTCTTTTTCTTCAGCCGTTACGACTGCTTCTGTTGAAGAGTTATTTTCTGAGGTTGTCTCTGCTACCATTATAAATACCTATTTAAATTAAAATACTATAGAGTTATTTATATGAGTTATAAAGGTAAATACAAAATTAAATCACCAGATAAATATCTGGGCAATCCAACTAAAGTAATATTTCGTTCTTTATGGGAAAGAAATGCATTTCGATGGTGTGAAAATAATCCAAAGATAAGAGCTTGGAGCTCTGAAGAGATTGTTGTACCTTATAAATGCAGAACTGATGGTAAATTACATAGGTATTTCGTAGATTTATATATTGAAATGACTAATGGAAAAGTTTTTTTAATAGAAATCAAACCTAAGAAAGAAACACGACCGCCCAAACAACCTAAAAGAAAAACTAAAAGGTATATAAACGAAGTACTTACTTTTGCAAAAAATCAAGATAAGTGGGAAGCAGCCACTCAATATGCTGAACATAAAGGTTGGAAGTTCCAAGTTTGGACTGAAGAAACTTTAAACAATTTAGGCATCAAAGTACTAAAGAGTTAGTATAAATAGTTTATATGGCTAGTTTATTTGATACATTACAGGCTCAAGCGTTCCGTGCGGGCGTACAGGCGAGAACAAAAGAATCTCTAAAATGGTTTGAAAAGAATGTACAGAATTTAAAAAGGCCTAGTAGAAATAGTTTATTAAACGACCCAGCATTAGAAAAAGAAAGTAAAAGCGTAATTGGTAGTATGTACATGTATATATATGACCCTAAGCTAAAAAAGCAATTACCATATTACGATAGATTTCCATTAACAATAATGGTTAGTGAAGCACCTGGTGGATTTTATGGACTAAATTTACATTACTTAAATTATAAACCAAGGGCTCTTTTCTTAGATGCTTTATTAGATTTAGCACCTAAAAAGCCAACTAACGAAGATAGATTAACTAAAATTAATTATGATTTATTAAAAGGAGCTGCAAGATACAAAGAATTTAAACCATGTTTTAAACATTATTTAGCAAAACACGTAAAATCACAGTTTGTAAGAGTACCAATAACTGAATGGGAAATAGCAATATTTTTACCAGTTGAGCAATTTTATAAAGCTAGTAAATCTAATGTTTGGACAGACTCAGATAAAATAGTATTAGGATAATAAATGGATATAGATAAATTAAAATCTGCAATGGATAAACATTCAGGTGCTGCAGTTAATAATAGATTTAATGTTATATTTACACCACCAACACAAAGTTTATTCAACCTTGATATTTCTTCGATTATATCAGCTTCTTTAGGTGGTGGATTCGATCCTAAAAATTTAATTAATGACCCAAGAGATATTAGTCTTTTGTGTCAATCAGTTAATATACCTGGACGCTCATTAAGTACTTTTAATTATGCAGCCGAAGGAACAGAACAACAAAACGCATATCCATACGAAATCATCGATGATGATTGTAGTATGAAATTTTTATTAACAAACGATATGTATATGAGAAAAATGTTTGATAATTGGATGAAATCAATATATGATATAGAAAAACATAAATTTAGTTTTAAAGATGATTATTCAGTTGATGTCACATTACAAATGTTAGACAAAGAAAATAACGCAATTTACGGGGTAAAATTACAAAAAGCTTATCCTGTAAAAATAAGTGGAATAGATTTAACTCAAGGAAAAGATGAGTTAGTGGAATTCCAAGTTGATTGGAAGTATGATAAATATAAAGAACTAGGAATTATTGGTTCTACTTTATCAAAGGCATCCTCATTCTTGGATTTAATTACATAATAGGAGAAAAATATGGCATTGCCAGTAGTGAACTCAAGTCGGTATAGCACTAAGCTACCTTCTACCGGTTTGGATATAGAATATAGACCTTATTTGGTTAAGGAAGAAAAAATAATGATGGTTGCGATGGAATCGAAAGATAGTAAAGCAATTATCAGAGCGATGAAGGATGTAGCACAATCTTGTGTTTTAAGTGATATCAATATTGATTCATTAACTTCATTTGATTTAGAGTGGATATTTTTACAACTGAGAAGTAAATCAGTTGGAGAAAAAGCTCAAGTTCAATTGAAATGTAAAGAAGAAGATTGTAAAGCTAAAACAGAAGTTGATATAAAATTAGATGAAGTTTCATTAACTGAAATCGTTCAAAATAAAGTAATTGAACTAACTGATACTATCGGCTTAGTTATGAAATATCCTACTTTAGTAGATATGGAAGGACAGGATGAAGAAACACTTAAAACACCTGATGGCGCATTTGATATTATCATAAAATGTTTAGAAACAATATATGATGCAGATAATACTTACTCAGTAATTGAGGAAAACCATAAAGATGTTAGAGATTTCTTAGATAGTTTAAGTAGTGCTCAGTTTAAGCAAATAGTTGATTGGATTAGTAGTACACCTAGTTTAGTTAAAAACGTAGAGTGGAACTGTACTGGTTGTGGTAAACCTAACGAGTTGGAGTTAAGAGGTCTTCAAAGTTTTTTTACATAGGCCTCTCTCACGACACATTAGTGAACCATTACAAAACTAATTTCGCGATGATGCAGCACCACAAGTATAGTTTGACGGAATTGGATAATATGATTCCTTATGAAAGAGAAATTTATATATCTCTATTAAAGAATCATGTTCAAGAAGAAAATGAAAAGTATGCAAAGGAACAAAATAAAGCCGGCATGCGATAATAAGAGGAAAGAGAAATGACAGACGCGACAGACAAATCTCGTAATGAAGTTGAAATAGATTTAGATAAGTATATGTCTCTAATTGAAAAGTTAGATACAGCTGAAGATACAATTTCTGAGATGCAAGAGGAAGCTAGGAAAGCAAAAGCTCAATTAGCACCACCTAAAAGAAAGTTTATGGATTTATTCTTAGATGATAATGATATAAATGAAAAATCCATTATAGGATTTATATCTTTTGCATTGATGACAGTATTTGGTATTACTGACTTAGTCACAGCTTTAGTTTATGATATGGATTTAAAAGTATCTGAAACAATATATACATCTTTTGTTGTAGTGACATTAGGTGCATTTGGAATATCAGAAGCCGGTAAAGCATTCGGCGGAAAATAGAGGAAATAGTCAATGGCAACACCTAAGGACCCAGGAAAGCTACAAGAAGATTTAATAAAAGAGCAGAAAAAGACTACTCAAAAAATTGAAAAATTAACAGCTACTGTTGATGGTGAAGCCCTTGACACTCTAAAAGAACAATTAGCAGAAGAACAAAAAACTGCTGCTGCACAAGAAAAAGCTGCAAAAGAACAAAAAGCAGAGCTCGAAAAACAAACCAAATTAGCCAAACAAACTTTTGTAGAAGCTTCGAATTTTACAGAGCAGCAAAATAAAGCATTTGGAGCAACAGATGCTTATCGTGAGGCTACAAAAGAATTTGACGCGGTTGAAAGAGAACTCAATGAGCTTTTATATCATGCCACAGTAGCTGGTGATGAAAATTCTATAGAATTACACAAACAAAATCTTCAACAATTTAAAGTTCAAAAGAATTATTTTAAAAACCAAGCTAAAGATAATATAGAAGCTTCAAAAAATAGAATAGAACGTTTAAATGAAATAAAGATTGGTGTTAAACAACGTACCGAAGCAGTAAAAGAAAGAAAAGATAGATATAAGCAGGACAAAGAAGACCGAGAAAAGAGATCTGAAACTGTTGTAGAAGATATCCTTCAACAGCCAGGTGGTTTAAGAGATGTCACCGATCAAATAAAGCTTAATACTGAGACAGCTAATCTTTCTGTTCCCTTGATTAAAAAACAATTTAAAGAACTTACATTCTTAAGAATGGATATGGCAGGTGATGAAGGTGTAAAGGGATTGTTGGATGTTTTCAATAAAGCTCAAGATGATTTAGCAAAAGGTAATATCAATCAAGTTGAAATGAACAAAATAATGCAAGAGGTGAGTAATGGTATTAACGATAGAGAAAAACAAAGAGAAGCTGAAGAAGCAGCTGAACTTCAAAATTCTAACTTTGTAAAAATGGGCCAAGCCTTAGATACAATGGGTACTAAATTAGGAGATTTTGGTGGTAAAGCTTTAAAAACAGGTGGGCTATTAGCTGGGTTAGTCGGTCTTGTTCTAGGAGTAATAGACCCTAAACTTTTAATGGCTATTATAACTAATTTAACACAGGGATTCTTAGAACTAGTTGAAGGATTAATGGCTTTCTTCCAAGGTGATTTTGAAACTTTCGGAACAAAAATTAAAGAGAACTTAGGATTGTTTATTGGTATTATGACTGGTGTATTACTTATGTTTGGTGGTCCTTTATTAACTACTCTTGGTGGGCTATTTACAACTCTAGGTAAAGTAGTAAATGCAATGAAAGTATTTAGAGTATTTATGATGGGAACTTTTATACCAGGAATGATGGGTGCATTTTCATCAATAATGGGAGCTTTAGCTCCAGTAATAGCTCCACTTTTACCTATACTTGCTATAATTGCTGTTATCGCTGGAGCTTTTTATTTTTTAAAGAACTCTCTAGGCGAAGGTGCTACCATTATGGACACTATTAAATATGGTGCGCTAATGCTTATTGATGCTTTATCTGCTATATTAAATGGTATCACATTTATACCACGTAAAATATTCCAATTCTTAGGTGGCGGTAGATTAGCTAGGTGGATATTTGGAGATGAAGTTGGTGATATGGTTGATAACTTCTTAGGTGAAGGATTTAAAACAAATAGAAGTGCTGAGTTTAAAGAAGATTTACAGGCTAGAGAAAATAAAAAGAAACGTGATGCAAACTTAGTTGCTGAGGCTGAGGCAGAAGGTGTATTTGATGATGAGTTAGTAGCTGCTGGACTTGGTATTACTACGGGCGATGATATACAAGCTTTACAAAGTAGAAATACTGATTTAAAAATAGCCGGGAACAATAAAGGTAATACATCAGAATCCTTTGTGAACCAAGCTGTACAAAACACATCTAACCAAAGTCAAACTACTTCTATACAATATGCTCCACCAACAGCTTCATCATCAATGATTGCTGCCACGAGCGGTAGATAAAAAAAGGGACCCTTTCGAGTCCCTCACAAAATTAATTTAAATTAACTTTCTTTTGCTAGTTTAGCAAAGTATGATAATGTGTCATCATCATCAGCTTGTGCTGGTTCTGATGTACCCATTGACTCAGCTTGTGCTGTTGTCATTGTCGGAGCCTGTTGAGTTGGAGCTGAATCCATAACAGATGGCATAGGTTCTTCAGCTGCCTGAACACCTAGTACTCTATTAAGTTTCATCTTTAACTCATCATATGACTTATAGTTTTCAGGCTGTAAGAAATCTTGTAAACTATATATTTTACTATAAATTTCTTCTAACCTTGTCTCATCACCTTCAAATAAAGCTGCTGGTTTTGAGAACTCAGACTTATCATAGTTAACCCAACCTTCAACTTTTCTGATTTTGATTTTAAAGTCAGCGCCTTCCCAGAAATCATAAGGATTTACTGGTTGCTCATCAGCAAATTGAGGTTGCATAACATCCATAATCTTATCAAAGATTTTTTTACCAAATTGGTATAGGAATACTTTACCTTCATTTTGCGGATTCTCTGGGTCAGATACTACTAACACATTTGATATATAATGTAGCCTTCTTTTTCTTTCCCTTGCTAACGCTTTATCTTCATCTCTACCAGAGTTCCAAAGAACAGAATTGGATTCAGAGACTGGGTCATCTTGTCCAATTGAGGTTAATGAATTTTCTATGTACCATAGACCAGTAGGACCTTTAAAACCATGGTCCCAATATCTTACCCAAGGGAGGTCTTCACCACCTTTGGCAGGTAAGAATCTCACCACGGCATAACCGTTCCCTGCTTTGTCTCTGGTTGGTTTCCAGAATCTATCATCATCATATGATTTAGTTTCTGCTTTTGTGGATACTGCTTCCGCAGCCTTTACGAGTTTATCGATTGATGAGCCTCGCATGCTCTTTAAGTTTTCTAATGACATTTTATTCTCCGTATATGCATTGTATTTACTGAATTATCCACTTTATTCATAATATAGAGTTATATTATAACACATTTCTATGCATTTGTAAACTGTTTTATTAGTATACTTTTACACTTATCTGCGTTAAAATTTACAAAAGGTTTATATTTAGTTATTTTACGATAGATATCTGGCCAAATGATTGTCTCAGTTATCTTCTTATTTTCCCTATCCATAAACCCAGTTAATGAATCCAAGATTACGATTGTTTCCAAAAGTATTTCATCTTGCATCCAAAGCTTTATAATCTTAGGGTGATTGTTATTCTCAGATGTTAGTAAACTATCAAATGATTTTTCAATCTCACTAAGTTTATTTATATCGTTCTCAAAGCTATAGTGTATTGACTCCATAACTTTCTTATGAGAAAGATAGTATTGTTCTCCTCCTTCATTAAGCATATCACCGACATACTTAACATCCATTTTAAAATTAGCAATATAGTAATCCTTTAAATGTTTACCATAAGTTTTTGCTAACTTAGCAAAGAAGTATTTATCTTTTCTATTAAAAAAAGAAGTTGGTTTAATTGAAGTTTTATAATTATACTTCAATGCATCATATGAATCTGTCTCAAAATGCAGTTTGAGTGCATTATATAGTTTATAAGATTCATACGGGTCATTCATACTGGTAATTTATTAGTAATCTTTTTTCCTCTAATCAAATGCATTGATGTGGCTTCCTCTTCAATCTTTTGTTTTAAGCTTGGAGTCAAAAGCCTTTTTAAATTTCTAAAATCCAATTTTCTATCTTCTACTATGTATGTTGCAGCATCAATATAAGACATATTATGTTGTGAGACCATTATCTCTACAGCTGTAGAAAAACGTTTCTTCGTCATAATCTTTTCTTTTATTGGTACTTCTATTTTACTCATAGTTGTGATAAAAGATTCTCAGGTGTTGAGTGTTCATACGGGTCAGTATCGCAATTGTCACATATACCATCTTCTGGTAAAAATGTTTCAACAACACCGTTGTTTATTACGGCGGCATATCTCCATGACCTATACCCAAATCCTAAGTTTTCTTTACTTACTAACATACCTAGCCTTCTTGCAAAATGGCCTGAACCATCAGCTAAGTATTTTAGATTTTCTACACCAAGATATTTAAACCAAGCTTTCATAATAAAACCATCATTTACTGTAGTACAATAAACTTCATCAACTCCTTGAGCTAAGATTTCATTATAAAGTTTGTCAAATCCTGGTACCTGTTTTGTAGAACATGTTGGAGTAAAAGCACCTGGCAATCCAAATACAACCACTCTCTTATCTGCAAAAACTTCATTTCCAGAGACAGAATCTTCTGGAATTTGATTGAAGTATACAGAGTCCATGTTAATATCATAATTTATATTCATTCAAATACCCTCATTATTATACAATCTTTATTTATTCTCCCGTTAGGAGATGTTATTTTAGTTGTGATATCCTTCCAAAATTTCTCTAACTGCTTTTCAGTTTTAGATAATACTAAGGGAAGCATATCTTCCGGTTTTCGAAGGGTTGCAGTTTTGCTTTCCTTCTCATCATGATTTTTTATCGATGTACCTGCGATAAGGAATCCATCTGTGGCGGTAGTCACATATTCGGTCAGCCGTCTTTGTTTGGTATTATATACCCACATTTTAGATTTACCTGGAATCAATACAGGGTTAATCGAAGCAAGTTTGGATTCATCACACTCTTGTAAGTATTGTAAATTCTTTACTTGCTCATCAGATGTTTTTCTTTTTACAGCTCTTGGAATTCTTTGAGCTCTAAAACTTTGTTTAAGTTTTTCCATATCCTTAAACATGTCTTCAAATTGATTTAATATTTTTTTCTTATTTGCTTTAGATATATGTGAGTATGCCTCTACAGCTTGGTCACAGGTCTTTTCATATGCATCCTTTATAGTTTCATAATCTATAGAAATCATTCTTCTAAAGGGTTCTATGGCATTTCCTTTAAACCCTGCACCTTTAAATCTAGAATATAAGTTAAACTTTTGAGTATAGTTTTCTTCAAACCAACCCTCAACAATAATTTCATCGTATTCAACATAGAGAGTTTCTAATAACTTTCTTCTTGTTCTTTCAGCTGGTGGTATAACAACTGGCTTTGGTTTATTACTTATTTCTTTTACAATCTTTGAACCTGCCTTATCAGCTGCTATAAGTTTATCCTTTATCATATCAAATACTTTTTGATTTAAAGGTTCGCCTACCCACCCATTATTAATCATTTCAATATGTGGATATATACCCATTCTGTATTTCCAACCTTGTATCTTTTTAAGATTATTAATTTGGTCTTTAGTAAAACCTAAATGAGTTTTAGCATAGTTTTGACAAACTACTTCAGCATTTTTCTTATTCTCAAAATAATAAAACCAGTTTGTTGCTCTACGATATTCTTTTATCCTAAGGTCTTCTTTCTCAGGCATAGGATTATGTGGACCATAGTTTGGCTTGGGTCCCATTAACGCTTCATCAGCGTTTTTTAATCTTCGTTTCTTTCTTGCCACGTTTCTCTCCAAAATTTTTGTAGTACCAATAACTATCAGCACCTATTAATACTATAGCTACTAACATTGTAATAATAAACAATACTAAAACAATACTCACTATTACTTGTATCATTTCCATTATGTATTATCACCATCTTTATATTCTAAATCTGATTTATCAAAAAGTTTTCTCTTTTTTCTTTCCCATAGTAGTGGTAAAAATCTACCTTGTCTTTCTTCCTCAATTACATGAGTAGAAACATAAGCAAATAAACCAGCTATTATGACAAATATTGTTCCTATTATATATTCCATTTTATTATTCTAAAAAGGTGGGGGTCAGGGAATTTATGATAAGGAGTTTAGAAACCCATCCCCCCGAAGTTATAAAACTACCCACGCCTCATCCTCGCAATATCAGTAGCTTCTTGTTGATTAATTACAGGTACTGCATTTGACTTATGCATAGTGGCAATACCTTTTACTAATGTGCCGGTATATTTTTCAGCTTCTTTCTTAGCTGTGGTGTGACCACCTTGTACAAATGTACCAGACTTAATTTGTTGTTCCATCATAGATGGATACTTTTCTTTATGCTCATGAGCTTCTTGGATTCTTTCCAAAGCTCTTTGGTCAGGTTTAAGAGTGCCCTGCTGATATGCTGGTACTCTTTTACGCCTTGTTGATTTAAGAGCATGATTTTTTCTTTTTCTTCCTGTTGGGTCATATCTTAATGAACCCATGTAAAAACTTGTTGTACTCATAATGTATATTATATCACCTTTTGCTTCATTTGTAAACTGTTTTTTTAATTATTTTGACTGTAAGCTCCAATGAGGTCGTCGCCTTTTAATTCATGTTTTGTAAATACATAGACTTCGCCATTTGATAATGTTCTTTCTACAATACCATTATTGAATTCTTTATCA